GTGGAAGTCTATGTCGAACCTGTAAGGCCCAGCAGTCGCTAATCCAGGATTTCTTTTGGAGGGTGTCTCTTAACCCTGACCCTTGTTTACGACTTGGGTATGTCGGATGTGTTAACGGAACCACGGTCCGGTCTTTTAAAGTTGGTACTAACTTTCAATAATTTCGAGAACAATAAGAATAGATGGTAGATTTAAGGCAGCATCATCATTGCAGATAAGCGGGAGGAAAGCAAGCTGATAGCATGCTCCTCAACCGACTTAGCAACTTGCGCAGCACCCTTAATAAATACGGACTTGCCAGTGCTCGTGACGATGTTTGAGATCGTCTCGGACGTAGGGTCGTAAATGGGTGCCGGGGTAGCAAGTTGGGCAATAGTGTCGGTATCTTGGATGCTCACTTCGTAATTGCAAATTACCTCAATGTCAACTACGGTGACAGAGGCAGGAGCGCCGTCGACCGCAACGAGCACACACCCAAATCCAGGCATGACCATGTTGGTTAAGAGGTTAGTTGGGTTAGTGACGAAAGGGTCACGAAAGTTCTTAGCACTGGGGTCAGTGCGCCGAACGATTACGGCGACTTCATTTACGTTCTGAAGGGCAATGTCCTCATAAAAGTCGCAATTATATCCTGCAGTGGGTACGCTGAGTACGGACGCTCCGGCTATGGCGTTAAAGCCACGAATACGAAGCATACCAGAGCTGCTAAGCGGAGCAGTGATATTGCGAAGTCTAAACCCCATGCTGACAAGCCTGTAGGACGAAGCATCCAGGTTGCCAGAGAGAGGCATGACACCAGCAAAAGTAGCAACACCAGCAGCAACTGCTGTGGCGTACACGATTGGCTGGTACAAGTATGAGGGGATTGCAAGAACCGCACCTTCGCCAGAGGCGTTGGTGGTGATGACGAACCGAGAGTGCTTGGGGAAAGCAAGGGTTCGCGCAGAAGACAGGTCGAGGTACTTTCCTCCATTCGCGGCGTCACAAAACGGGTCAGCATTACTGCAGACCTGGCGGAGTTGTGTTCGCGTGAAGGGAAGTCTTCGAGGAGCAGAGGCTCGAGTTCTGGGAACTCGAACTCTCGGTCTTGGCTGTTTATCATCTTTGGGTTTAGGTTTCTTAGTTTTGTTCTTTGGTGAGCGGCGTCTAGGCATTGAAATTATTGGCTATCTTTTCCGGGTTCCGACCACACCCGGGAAATGACAGACGACAGTCTTTCGATATGGGGGCTGTTGCGGTACTCCTCTCGGAATTGACGGAACAGGTCCTCGCTGGGTTTGTTCGAGAGGAGCCTGTAGAGACCCTTCGCCCAGTTAATGGGGATGGCCTTACCGGCTCGAAACTCATGCGAACAAAAAGTGAAGCTGGTAGCCTCACAAGCGTTCATCTCCTTGATGGTGATTCCCAGGGCGTCGTACGCCTGGGAGGAGCCTTCTACATGCTCCTCGAGAGAGTCATCACCCATGGCGATGGCCCAATCGGCACCAATCAAGTACGCCAAACCAACCCGCATGCGCGAGTTG